CTTGGAGACCTGGTCATTCCGTCCGGTGTGACCGCAGGGATTCGAGGGACAAAACCGGATGGGAATGGCTTCTCTTATGATGCCAGAATCTCCGGCAATACTGTGACGGCAGATATTACCAAGCAGATGACTGCCGTTGCCGGAAATGTGATCTGCGAAGTGGTAATCACAGTTGGAGAACTGGAAATCGCATCGGCTAACTTTATCATTGCAGTGGAACGAGCAGCTCTTGATAAGGATACTTTAAAGTCCGGTTCAGAAATTCGTGAGTTAGTGGAAATTCTGGATCGTACCGATGAGATCATTGCAGCGGCTCATACCGTGGACGAAAAGAGTCAGCAGGTGGCAGAGAATACGACTACGGTTGTGGAGTCGAGACAGGTGGTAGAAGAGGCAATGGCATCCGTCACGGAAAAGGAACGATGGATTGCCAGGGTGACCACCAGTGCAGATCTGATCGCACAGCAGGCTTTGGAGAAAGCCGGAAATACGGAAAATGAAGTGGCAGAGTTTCAGAATCTGATTGATGCCATGCAGCGTTTGGATAATTCCATGACGTTGACTTTGGAAGGAAAGATAGACGGAGCCTATGTAGATTCCGGCTATCTGTATCTGACTTCCAATGGCTCTGTCGTTGCCGGTCCTCTTGGTCCGTTCTCAGGAACTGGTGGAGGAAGCGGTGGAGGCACTACAGGAGGAAATAATGCCTCTCTTACTGTAACCAATACCACAGGCTGGCTTTCTAAAACCATCGCATCCGGCAGCAGCTGTAATATTAAAGTGCAGTGGTCTTCTGTGGAGGATGAGATGGCAACCGGAAACGGTGTGATGAAGATTACAGTAAACGGTGCGCTTCGAGGAATGCTTGATATCATTCAGGGAGAGGTTACTGTAGATCTTGCTCCGTATCTGGCGGTTGGTTCGAACGTGGTAAAAATCACCGTATCCGATGTCTATGGAAACAGCAGAACTATTAACTATAGTGTGACATCCATTGCATTGTCCATCAGTTCGCCCTTTGATGCAAACGTGGCCTATCAGGGACCGATTTCCTTCCCGTATGTTCCGGTTGGAAATGTATCTAAGACCATCCATTTTTTACTGGATGGAAGAGAGGTTGGAAATACCGTCACCTCGGTATCCGGCAGACAGATGACCTATACTTTCTCCGATCAGAAGCACGGAGCGCATACCATCAGCTGCTATTTTGAAGCAGAAATCAATGGAGAGATGGTACGAAGCAATGAACTGTATTTTGAGGTGGTATGCCTGGAAGCTCTGGTGGAGGATGCTGTTATTGTCAGCTCCTTCCATGAAACAGAGGTCGATCAGTATACTTCTGTGCCAATTGATTTCATTGTTTATGATCCGACATCCCTGCAGGCAGATGTGGTCATCAGCATCAACGGACAGGTGATGTCCAGACAGAGCGTAGACAGAACGCAGCATTCCTATACCTATCGTGCCAATGAGGTAGGAGAAACAACCTTCACAATTACCTGCGGTGAGGTCAGCAAGACACTGACATTTGGGGTTAAAGAATCCGAAATCCATGTGGAAGCAGAAACAGAAGACCTCAAATTATATCTTTCGGCAGCAGGCCGCTCCAATAATGAAGGATATCCGGGAACGTGGGTGTATGAGGATATCTCTGCAGTGTTTACCGGATTCAACTATACCTCCGATGGATGGCAAAAGGATGAAGACGGCATTGATGTTCTTCGTGTGTCCGGTGACGCAAGGCTGACCATTCCGTATCAGATTTTTGCACAGGATTTCCGTTCAACTGGAAAAACCATCGAGCTGGAGTTTGCCACCAGAAATGTACTGGATTATGATGCCACAATTCTTTCTTGTATGTCTGAAGGCAGAGGACTTTCTCTTACTGCACAGAAAGCAGTAATGAAATCAGAGCAGTCCGAGACCTTCGTGCAGTATAAGGAAGAGGAGCATGTCCGTGTTTCCTTTGTTGTGGAGAAGCGTTCCGAGAACAGACTTCTGTACTGCTACATCAATGGCATTATGTCCGGTGTGGTTCAGTATCCGACAGACGATGACTTCTCCCAGAGAAATCCAGTGGATATTACCATCGGCTCGAATGACTGTACGCTAGATCTCTATGCCATTCGTGTCTATGATCAGAACCTGACCAGACATCAGGTGCTGACCAACTGGATTGCTGACACGCAGATTGGCTCTCAGATGATTGAACGTTATAAGAGAAACAACATCTATGATGCCTATGGAAACGTGGTCATTGCACAGCTGCCGAGTGATCTGCCGTACCTGGTTCTGGAAGGCGAGGAACTGCCACAGTACAAGGGGGATAAGAAAACCATGTCCGGCTCATACACTGATCCAGTGTATGGCACGAGATCATTCACATTTACCGGAGCACAGGTGGATGTGCAGGGAACGTCTTCTCAGTACTATGCGAGGAAGAATTATAAGATCAAGTTCAAGAATGGCTTTCTGATGTCAAGCGGCAATCAGGTAGATGGATACCCACTTCGTACCGGAGCAATTCCAACGGCAACTTTTACGTTTAAAGCAGACGTTGCTTCCTCGGAGGGGGCTAACAACGTGGAATTGGCAAGGCTTTATAACGATGCCTGCCCTTATAAAACTCCGCCGCAGAGGGCAGATGAGCGGGTACGTCAAGGTATCGACGGCTTTCCAATTGTCATCTTCTGGAGCAACGGAGATGAGAGCATTTTCCTTGGGAAGTACAATTTTAATAACGACAAGGGCACCGAGGAGGTATTCGGTTTTGTCGATGGTGATGAGTCCTGGGAGATTCGAAATAATACATCAGACAGAGTTATCTGGAAATCGGATGATTATTCCGGTGATGATTGGATGAATGACTTTGAAGGCCGATATCCGGATGGAAATGAAGATGTTCACAATCTGGCTGCTCTAGCCACTTGGATTAAATCCACAGATCAATCAGCAGCAACTGGTGAGCCTCTTGCATCTCCTGTGACTTATGGGGACACTACCTTCACCAATGATACCGCAGCTTATAGACTGGCCAAGTTTAAGAACGAACTCTCAAACCACATGGAGCGAGATGCCGTTCTTTTTTATTATCTGTTTACCGAGCTTTTCCTCATGGTGGATTCTCGTGCGAAGAACGCTTTCCCGTCCTTCTTAGGTGGGGACAAATGGTTCTCATTGCCTTACGACTTTGATACCGCGCTTGGCATTAACAACGAGGGTGCTCTGGTATTCGATTACTCTTTGGAGGATATCGATCAGACGGAAGGTGGTGCAGATGTCTTTAACGGACAGGATTCTGTTCTTTGGATCAATGTTCGTCAGGCTTTTCATGATGAACTGCAGAGCATGTATCAGACGCTTCGTTCGGAAGGGAAACTCAGCTACGATCTGGTCGAGTCTGCTTTTGAGGAGCATCAGAATAAATGGCCGGAGGCAATCTTCAATGAGGATGCATGGTTTAAGTATCTGCAGCCTTTGGTGGAATCCGGCACAGCATCTTATCTTGCCATGCTGCAGGGCAGTAAGGCAGAGCAGAGAAAGTGGTGGCTGTATAACCGATTCCGTTATATCGACAGCAAGTACAATGCCGGAGATGCACTCTCGGATCTGATTCAGCTTCGTGGGTATGCGAAGGCAAATATTACGGTCACACCGTATGCCGATATCTATCCTTCCATCAAATATGGATCGTATTTGGTGCAGAAGAGAGGAAAACGAAGACAGCCAACACTCCTGACTTGTCCTTTGGATAATGTTAACGATACCGAGATCTACATCTACTCTGCTTCTCAGTTGGCTTCGGTCGGTGATCTGTCCGGTCTGAAGATCGGTTTTGCAGACTTTTCCAAAGCAACGAAGTTGCAGTCACTGAAGATTGGAGATGCATCCGAAAACTACAATAACGGCAATCTTACCGAGTTGTACCTTGGTAACAATACGCTGCTGAAAACGCTAGATGTCAGAAATTGCCGAAATCTGACGCAGACGGTGGATGTCTCAGGATGCACCAATATTGAAGAAATCTACTTCGAGGGAACAGCCATTACAGGTATCAATCTGCCGAACGGTGGTCAGCTGAAGAAACTGCATCTGCCGGAGACGATGACAAACCTTACCATCCGAAATCAGAAGAGTCTAACAGAACTGGTGATGCCGACCTATGAAAATATCACATCCCTGTGGCTGGAAAACCTGCCGGATGAGATCGATGTGGTCAGCATTATCCGTGGTACGCCTGCAGGAACCCGACTTCGTGTCCTTGGATTTAACTGGGAGGCAGAATCCGCAGAGGAGATTGAAGAGTTCTTAACGCTTCTTGATACGATGCGAGGCTTTGATGAATACGGCAACAACATGGATCAGGCACAAATGTCCGGGCGAATCCATACACAGGTGCTTCTGGGCAGTCAGATTGCAGCATTCAACGAGCGATATCCGCATATCAATGTAGTGGCAAACCACACGGAGAGTTCGCTGTTCTACTACAACTACGATGGCAGTCAGCTTCTTTATACAGAAACCATCCGGGATGGTGGAAACGGCGCTTATACTGGAACACCGAGCAGAGCATCCACGGCAGCCAATACCTTTACCTTTATTGGTTGGAACAAACGTGCCAATCAGTCCTCTGCACAGGCAGATGCGACCAAGGGCATCGTAGCTGACCGAAAGGTCTATGCTGCATACCGTGCAACCGGACAGACCTATACCGTCCGTTTCTACAATGGAAATACGCTTATGGCTACAGCCGCAAATGTGGTTTATGGCGAAACGGCAACTTACGATGGAGAAGTTCCGGTTAAGACTGGTGTAGATAATCCGGAGTTGTACGAGTTCCTCAAGTGGCTGCCTTCACCGGAGAATGTCACAGGAAACCGTTCTTGCTATGCACAGTTCAACTACCTCGGTATCGAAGATACCATCACAGACAGCTGGGCTGAGATTCTTGCTGCAGAACGTAATGGAACCTATCTCGTGAAATATCAGGTTGGGGATACGAAGATTCTTGATCTTGGAGATGAAGGACGTATCACTATGCAGATTGCGGGATTCAATGTGGATACGATGGCAGACGGCAGCGGAACAGCACCGATTACCTGGATTTCACAGCAGCTTCTTAATACCAGCAGACGATATAATGCTAAGGCTCTGGTAACTAACTATGAGACCATCACGAAGAATTGTTGGATTCAAAATGATGGTGGCGATTGGATTTCCAATAATGCAGGAGTAGACAGTTCGGATGTATCGGAAACATGGACGATTACCATCACTCGTGCCGGAACCTTTACTGTTAATACAAAGGTTAGCTCCGAGTCTAATTATGATAAGCTGACCGTCACAGTAGGTGATGAAAAATTGGTGGATGCGATCAGTGGAACAACTAACTTTGTGGAGAAATCCCTGGATGTAGCTGTTGGTGATGTGATTACGGTCACTGCTCTTTATCACAAGGATGGTTCTGTTCATAAAAACGATGACTGCGGTACGGTCCGCTTTGGCGGAATTGCCGAGTATACGGTTGAGCGCACCAATGGAACTTTCACCTATCAGGTCATTGATAATTATGAGGAGTCCAGTGGTGCCATTGGTGGTTGGGAGAAATCAGAGCTTCGTACTTTTGTTAAGTCTCTGAAATCTCGATTCCCAGCAACGGTGGCACAGGCAGTTAAGGGGGTTACCAAGATGCAATACTGCTACACCACGGAGCCAGACTCCGGTGCACAGCGTCAAACCACAGAGGATCTTTGGATTCCAAGCAGTACGGAAATCTTTGGCAGTACAGCACTCTACAAGGATCTTTTCCCGGATGATGCAAGCCGCATCAAGCAGAAGGCTGGCATTGATACCAAGGTACAGTGGAGACTGCGAAATGCCAGTGACACAGCCAATGTTTATTACGTAGGCACAAGCGGTACCTCCGGAACCACGGGAGTTACGGGGGAATATGGTATTGCAATTGGTTTTTGCACCTAATCTATATGTCAGAGAGAGGCAGTCAGCGATGGCTGCCTTTTTCAATACAAAAAAATCAAAGGAGGAACACGAAAATGAAGGAATTTTGGAACATGATTCAGCTTGCTTTTGCGGCGGTAGGAGGTTGGCTTGGCTACTTTCTGGGAGGATGTGATGGTTTGCTTTACGCACTGATTGCCTTTGTGGTGATTGATTATATCACTGGGGTGATGTGTGCCATCAATGACCATTCTCTTTCCAGCGAGGTAGGCTTTCGTGGCATCTGCAGAAAGGTACTGATTTTCCTGCTTGTTGGCATCGCCAATATCCTCGATGTCAACATCATCGGAACCGGCAGTGTTCTGCGTACCGCTGTGATCTTTTTCTACATTTCCAATGAAGGAGTCAGCTTACTGGAAAACGCAGCACATTTGGGGCTTCCGGTGCCAGAGAAGATCAAACTTGTATTAGAGCAGCTCCATGACAGGGCAGAAAGCGAGGAATAATCTATGGGATACACAAATAGCAGCTTAGTAGCATTTACGAGACTGAGTCCGAATCATTCCGGACAGAGAACACACGCAATTGACCGCATCACTCCCCACTGCGTAGTGGGGCAGTGTACGGCAGAGGGGCTTGGTGAGTGGTTTGCCAAGTCTTCCACGCAGGCATCCAGCAACTACGGCATTGATAAGAACGGCAGAGTCGGTATGTATGTCGAAGAGAAGAATCGTTCCTGGTGTTCTTCTTCGGGTGCCAATGATCAGAGAGCCGTTACCATCGAGTGTGCATCCGATACCAAGGAGCCGTACTGGATGAATGATAAAGTATACCCGTCTCTTATCAAGCTTTGTATCGATATCTGCAAGCGTAACGGAAAGAAGAAACTTCTGTGGTTTGCGGATAAGAATAAGACACTGAACTACTCTCCGAAGTCGGATGAGATGATTCTGACCGTCCACAGATGGTTTGCCAACAAGTCCTGCCCGGGAAACTGGCTCTATGCAAGACTTGGGGATCTCGCATCCAAGGTTACGGCAGAACTTGGTGGAAACGGTACAACGGATAGTCAGCCGACTACAAAGGGAACACAGGCTATCGCTTTCAAGAACCTGACGGAAGCACAGGTGATTGAAAAGGTAGGATCGCTCTTTACTGCAGATCAGAAGAAATCCGGTATTCTTGCATCCGTGTCTTTGGCACAGTTCATTCTGGAGTCTGGCTACGGCAAGAGTGAACTTGCTCAGAACGCCAATAACTGCTTCGGCATGAAGAAATCTCTCTCCGGGAATACTTGGAGCGGTTCTTCTTGGGATGGAAAATCCATTTATACCAAGAAAACACAGGAGCAGAACAAGGATGGCAGTTATGTGACCATCACAGCGGACTTCCGCAAGTATCCGTCTGTGGAAGATTCCATTGCGGATCACTCTGCATATCTGCTGGGTGCAAAGAACGGATCTGCTCTTCGCTATGCCGGACTGAAGGGATGCACGGATTATAAGAAAGCAGTGCAGATCATCAAAGACGGTGGCTATGCTACCAGTCACACCTATGTGGAGAAACTCTGCAATATTATCGAGAGATGGAACCTCACGAAGTATGATGTGAAGAACTCTTCGGATGTAAAACCGGATACATCTACCTTCACCACGTACATGGTGCGAGTGAAGATTCCAAATCTGAATATCAGAAAAGGTCCCGGTACGAATTACGCCAAGACCGGACAGTTCACGGGTATCGGAAGCTTTACCATTGTGGCGGAGAGCAGTGGTCAGGGAGCCTCCAAGTGGGGCAAACTGAAGTCCGGTGCCGGATGGATTTCGCTAGATTATGCCACCCGTATTTAACTGAATATCTAAACCGTTATTATACCCATCGTGGAGAATTTTCTTCTGCGGTGGGTCTTTTTTGTTTTTCAGAGGTTTAAATCTGACAGTTTTTTTTTGCCTGTTACTTAGGAGGTGACAGCAATGAATGATGCACAGAAAGCATTGGTCAGCAAAATGAGAGCCGAAGGGAATGGATATGCGACCATTGCAGCTAAACTAAACCTCTCTGCAAATACTGTGAAGTCCTTCTGTCAAAGAAACGGACTGGGTGGAATAAAACTGCCGGATAAGAAAGTGACCGTTTGTGAGTACTGTGGGGAGGCTGTTATACAACATCCCGGCAGAAAGAAGAAGCGTTTCTGCTCTGACAGATGTAGGAATAAGTGGTGGAACAGTCACATGGATCAAGTAGAACGCAAAGCCGTATATGAATGCAGATGTGTCAGATGCGGAATAGCCTTCTCCAGTTATGGAAATAAGAACAGGAAATACTGCAGTCACGAGTGTTATATCAAAGACCGATTCGGAGGTGAAGAAAGTGAAAATACCAGAGGTGCCAATTAATCAGAAATACAATTTATCTGTCTACGAAGCCGCAGCATATTTCAATATCGGAGAAAAGAAACTGCGCCAGATGATTGCTGAAAATCCTGATGTTTTTGCCTTTGAATCAGGGCATCGCACATTGATCATAAGACACAAATTTGAGGAGTTTCTTGACGCAAATTTGGTGAGATAAATATCCCTTTTATATGCCGAAAGTAGTTGATATATATGGGGTTTAGAGCGATATATGTACTACCCAAAATAACTTTGAGGAGGCAGTACGCATATGAGAGTACCAGAGATACCCATTACAGAAAAATACAATCTGACAGTACTTGAGGCAGCCGCTTATTTCAACATTGGAGAAAAAAGGCTGAGAGAGATTATACAGATGAATCCCGGACGATTCGCTTTTGAATCCGGTCACAGAACGCTGATTGTAAGGCACAAACTGGAAGAATTCTTTGATGAGATTTTTGAGATTGACTATGAGGAGGTGGCAAAGAGTGCAAAGACCAAGCCTAGAAAGAAAAGAAGTACTGAGTCCAAAAGAGACAATTGAGTTCTATGGTCTCAGTGGCCGGAAGTTCTACCAGCTTCTGAAACATGAAAGATTATTCTTCGTAGGATACTACGGAGACAGAAAACTCATTATCAAGCATGAGTTTGAAAATTACCTATACTTCCATCCGGAACTACGAAAGGAGGAGCGAAGTGGAAGGCCAAAGAAGAGATAAGAAGAATCGAGTATTAAGGCGCGGTGAGTCCATCCGAGCCAATGGAAAATATCAGTTCAAGTACCATGTTGATGGGAAACCGCATTTTGTTTACAGCTGGCGATTGGTTCCGACAGATCCTCTTCCGATAGGAAAGAAGCCATGCCTTTCCCTTAGAGAACTGGAAAAGCAAATCGGATATGATTTGGAAAATCGGCTCGACCCAACCGGAAAGAATATGACCGTCCGTGAACTGGTAGATCGGTACATTGCTACTAAGACAGGTGTGAAGAGAAGCACCAAAGCCGGATACGGAACCGTTGTAAATTTTCTGGCAAAGCATCCGTTTGGAGGAGAGAAGATTTCTAAGATTAAGACATCGGATGCGAAATTGTTCCTGATCCATCTGCAGCAGGAAGAAGGGAAGAGTTACTCCTGGCTGCACACCATACGAGGCGTTCTTCGCCCGGCATTCCAGATGGCGGTTGACGATGATGTCCTCATAAAAAATCCGTTTGAATTTCAGCTTTCCAATGTCCTTGTGAATGACAGTAAGGGCAGAACATCCATAACGGAAGAGCAAATGAATCAATTCTTGAAGTTCATCCGGGATGACAACGTTTATTGGAAATACTACGATGCCGTGTACATTCTGTTTCACACGGGGATGCGAATCTCAGAGTTCTGCGGTCTTACTTTGGCAGACGTTGATCTGGAGAATAAGATCGTCAACATTGACCATCAGCTGATGCGTGATATGAATTCTGAAATGTATATTCAAAGCACAAAGACATCCGCCGGAACAAGGAAACTTCCGATCACTGACGAGGTGGCGGCTTGTTTTCAAAGCATTTTGGATGACAGGCCAAAAGTAGAATGCGAGAAGATGATTGATGGATATGCCGGATTCCTTTGTATCGATGATAAGGGAGTGCCGTTGGTAGCCATGCATTGGGAACATCGTTTCAATCACATGGTCGGGAGATATAACAGTATCTTCCGGCTGCAGATGCCGAATATCACACCGCACGTTTGCCGCCACACCTACTGCAGCAATCAGGCGAAAGCTGGAATGAATCCAAAGACACTGCAGTATCTGATGGGACATTCCGAAATCGGTGTCACACTGAATACCTACACGCACCTTGGACTTAATGATGCAAAGAAGGAAATGGAAAGAGTGCAGCAGGTGGAGAATGCCAGAAAAGAGGTATCTGGATCAAAGAAAGAAAAACCGATGCGACAGCACATGTTTCGCGCAATGGTCGATTGAAAAACTGAATTCCACTTTGTAATAGTAACTTCCATCATACAATCCTAAAATGTGTGGTGGAAGTTATTTTTTTGATAAAAATCGGTGCAAATCATGCCATAAACACGTATAATTACGGAAAAGCCGTAAAAAAGTGCATGACAGAAAGGGGTCGAGTTCACGTGGTCCTGGTAAGAGTTAGTGAATTCCACCCCTCCAAAGGGTATATGGGATCATCTAACTTTACTTCGGCCTTTTTATTCTTTTGCAGGAGCTATTTTCCTCGCATACAGAAGAACCGTCAAGGTCAAGCAAGTGTGTAAACACAACCTTGACGGTTCTTCTGTATGCGAGGGGATGGCACCCAAGCAAAAGAAAGAAAAACAACATGTTTAAAACATCAATTCAAATAGAAGACTACTTTTTAAGCAACTCCGGCTTCAGAATGATTTCATTAGGTTCAATCCGGTTGATTTCAAGGAGATCAAGAATCTCATGACCATAATAAAATTCAAACATTTCATATGGAGATTTGTCGCCAAGCTCCGGTCGACTGTATGAATTTATATGATCCATCATGAGTTTTATCTGTTCTTGAGAATACAATCCCAGATCAGTTCCTTTAGGGATTACTCTACGAATCATTTCATGGTTTACTTCACATGCACCTTTTTGATAGGCGGAACTCGGATCACAATAGAAAACATGCGATATCTGATCATTCGTTCCACCAATAAATTCCAACGCTTTAGGATCAGAGAATTCTGTTCCGTTATCTCCAAGAATTAGTGGGAAAAGCTTGGAATATCGATCATGACCAAGAATAGAATACATCTGACGGAAAGCTTCTGTTACTGAAACAGAATCATTGTGCTCTCTCCAAAAAGCAAGCTGGAGTTTTGACAGGACAAAATGTACTGTCAGAAGGACGGCACCGCCTTTAATTCCTTCAACAGAATCTATTTCGACTAAAGGCATGGAAGGATGATCTGAGCGAAAAAGTTGGAAATCATCATATGTTCGATGGATGCGACAGCTCTTATCAACTTTTAATGCAACAGACTTATTTTGTCTGGGACGAAGTCGGACTTTGCGTGGCATATCAATGTTGCGGGCATCAAATAAGCCGATATCTACATAATGGTAGGCGGTCTTCTCGCAGAAAGGAATCTTTCCGGGATTATTTACCATGATGTGATGCAGAGACTGTCCGTTTTTTAATAGGGGACTGATCAACGAATCAATATAGTCCATTTCTGCTTGAGTAAGATTAACTCCGGAACGAGATTCTCTGAGAGTAAACACATACTCCTTATGAGCGAATTTAGGATCATAGATCCTTTTTTCAAGAGTACAGGAGTTCCTATCAGAACAGCCATTGCAAACATAAGGTGCCTTTAAGAGCTTTGCACAGATTTCCTGCTCATACTTACCGCAATGAATGGTACAGAGGCCGCACTTTGAACAAAGACTTCTATAGGTATGTCTACATGAGGGACATCTGTCGTTATATTGAACACAAGTGCTGCGATAAATACAATCACAAAAAGGTCTTCCCTGGGCTCCTTTCTTCTCGAATTTAAGATGATTTTTGACTTCCTTAGAAACGGTGGTGCAGTCTTTTCCAATCAGAACTCCAATTGCCTTAAAAGACATCTGTTTATTAAGTCCATGATAGATTTCATATCGATCATCAAGTACCATATGTTTATTTTTATTCATAAATACTCCGTTTCCGGCCGAAGCAGATATATAGATGAATAATTAAATCATAGCATGTAGAATAAGTAACTTCCACATCAGTGTTTGGAATAAGTAACTTCCACTGATTGAATGCTAAGGGTGGAATTTAAATTTACAAATGACAAGTCTGAAGAAAACGGATTCCGTGAAATCTCTGTTTTCAAGGACGGCGTAGTGTTGTAAGATAATAACAGAATTTGATTTCTATCGGGCGGGGCATGTCCTCGTCCGATTTTCAGCAATAGGTATTAGTGACAGAATAGAGGTTGCCATGGATACAAATAAGAAAAATAATTCTTATAACATATATGATATTTCCGAAAAGGCCGGTGTATCCATTGCCACGGTTTCCCGTGTATTAAATGGCAGTTGCAAGGTCAGTGAAAAAACGAGAAAAAAGGTGCAGGATGCAATGGCTGAGTTGAACTATCAGCCCAATGCTTTTGCCAGAGGATTTGGGAGCGGCAGCATGTCTACCATTGGTATTATGTGTACCGATGCCTCGGATACATTTTTGTCAGCTGGGCTTTATTATGCAGAAAATGCTCTGCGCAGCAAGGGTTATGCAACAATTCTAATCAGTACCGGAACAAAGATTGAAGACAGGCGGGCATCCATGGAGCGGATGCTTTCCCGTCAGATTGACGGGCTGATCCTTGTCGGATCATCCTTTGTGGATGAAGATGATGCAAACAACGATTATATCCGAAATGCGGCAAAGACAACGCCTGTCGTTATCATTAACGGTTATCTGAAATGCGAGAATGTGTATTCCGTAAGCTGCAATGATTTTGAAAGTGTATTCCATGTAGTTGATGAACTGATACAGAAGGGCAGAAAAAATATTCTATATGCCTATGGATCAAATACATACAGCGGAAAACAAAAACTCCAGGGATATCGGGCGGCTCTCGGTGCAAATGGCATGGAGGTGCAGAAAGAATATCTTACACTTGTTTCAAAAAATGTTGTAGAAAGGGAAAAATCAGTTGAAACAGCGATACGAGGAAGGTCTTCGTTTTGATGCCGTTGTAGCTTCTGATGATGTGATCGCGGTATCGGCAATGAAAATGGCTGCAGAATGCGGATTATCGGTTCCGAGGGATGTAGAAATTGTTGGATATAATAATTCCATTCTTTCCCAGTGCACAACACCGGAATTGAGTTCGGTAGATAATCATATTCAGATTTTAGCAGAACAGGCAGTTGATATTTTACTGGATTCCATTGCCGGAGAAAGAACAGAAAGCAGGGAAATTATTCCTACGGAATTTGTAAAAAGAGGCTCTACCATGTAGCATATATGACTGTCGTAAAGACGGTAATGAAACCATATCACCGGATTCAAAAAAACGGTGGTATGGTTTTATTAGTTTATGACAAATAATAGTTATTTATTACGAAAAATTGGTCGTTTTTACATTGTTTGATTCTTTCGAATCCTCTATACTTTTTATGAAGGAACAATTACAACCCTAGGAAGGAGAGGAATACAATGCTTCAGGAAAGTATCAAAAAGCTTGTACAATACGGTGTACGCACAGGATTAACACCGGCATGCGAAGAGGTGTATACAACAAATCTTTTACTGGATCTGTTTCAGGAAGACAGTTATGAGGATCCCCAAATCGAGGAGGAGCTTCCGGCACTTGTGGATATATTAGAGGATCTTTTAGATGAAGCCGTAAAGAAGGGGCTTTGTGAGGATTCCATTGTTTATCGTGATCTTTTTGATACGAAGATCATGAACTGCCTGACACCGCGCCCGGCAGAAGTGCAGCGTAGCTTTGCGGAAAAGTATAAAGAGTCACCGCAGGCGGCCACTGACTGGTTCTATAAATTCTCACAGGATACAAACTATATCCGAAGAGACCGTCTGGCAAAGGACAGGAAATGGACATACGAAAGCCCTTACGGAACATTGGATATTACCATTAACCTTTCCAAACCGGAAAAGGATCCAAAGGCAATTGCAGCTGCCAAGAATGCACCCCAGTCAGCTTATCCAAAGTGTCAGCTTTGCATGGAAAATGAAGGCTATGCCGGAAGAATAAACCATCCGGGACGTCATACGCATCGTATCATTCCGATAACGGTCAATGACAGTAACTGGGGATTTCAGTATTCACCGTATGGCTACTATAATGAACACTGTATTGTTTTCAACGGACAGCATGTACCGATGAAGATCGAGAAGGCAACCTTTCCGTAAGCTTTTCGATTTCGTAGAGCAGTTCCCGCATTATTTCCTTG